AGACATCAACGGAGCGAGGTAAGTATCAGTTGTCCAGCGTTCTCAGCGAACGCGAAAAACCGGATCAAGTGGCTCACACCAGTCAATCCGGTTCGGGGCATCGTCGTCTTTTAATGTCGGACCACTCGCCGGAACCGCCGTCACCGGGATTCCTTCGAGTCGCCGCTGCGCTTCACGCTTCTGGGCAAGGTCGTAATTGGTATGCCCCTTCTTGCGGCGGTATCGGCGCGGAAGATAGGACCCTTTTGCCATCACTCGCCGTCCAACCAGGCGTTCAGCGCCCTGACGTGGTTCATGAACATCGTCCGGGTCACATCGTCTCGCCATCCGACGCAGGTATCAACCACAACTCCGTCGACCGTCACGTACAACGACATGCCATCGCGGTGCAGCCAGACCCGGTCGGTTTGGTTCGATTCGGTTCCGTTGGGAGAGGGGTCAACCATTCTCTGTCCTCCACCATTGTCTCCCTGCGTTCCGGGGACTGGAGGTACAGTCCCCGGAACCACCTCGCAGGAGGAGAGAAATGGTTACCCATATCATCGCATGCCTGTCAAATGCGATATCGTATTGACACTCCGATATACGACTCGTATAGTGTCGCCAAGGAGGATCCCATGCCACCAAATCCGAAGAAACAGAAAGTGCTCGACGCCAATGCCGACCTGTTGGCCGATCTGAAAGCCGCGTGGACCCGGGACAAGGACGCCCTCGACGACGCCGAGGCCGATGTCGCCCGCCTCAAGGCCCAGTTGGACCAGAAACAGCGCCAGATGGACCGCATTCTGACCCTTTCGGAGGCGATCAATGACGACCCCGACTGACACCGAGCGCCAGAGCGCGCTCCAGGCCCGGATGAGCCGGATTCGCACCCTCCGCCTCCGCTATGAAGACCTCCTCGATTCGACCGTGGCCCGGGCCAAGCTGACCGGCGAGGGTCCCGAGGGGGATCGCGTGGCTGAACTGGAGGTGATGACCGATGCCCTGGCGCTCCTGGAGGAGAAAACGGATGAAATGGTATGACACCGTCGAATTACCGGAAGGCACGATCAGTTTCAGCACCGAGTATCTCGATCCCGACCGCTTTCTGGAGTACCTGCGGGCGCATGGAGCCTCGCTCAACCCCCACGGCGAACCCTTTGTCATGCGATTACGGGCCAAAACCCGGAAGATGATGGGCTGGGAGGGCCAGCGCGAGGTCGAGACGCCCATCGGACGGGCCACGGTCCTCACCCGATGAGGAATGACGAGAGCGGAAACCGGGGACGACGAGTCGACCGGGGCGAAGGACTCACCATTATCGAGGTTCAGCACCCCGAGTACTGGACCAAGAACCTGCAAGGGCATGAGATCCAGGTCGGCAACAACATCGTCTACCGCTTCGTCAAGGCCCTCGGCGGCAACCGATTACTGGTCCGCAGGGTGGAGAAACCGACATGAAGGATCTTCGCTGCCTGATCGGTCGCCACGACTGGCCGTTCGAACGGATCGTGGGATGTCCTGGTCTTGCGTGTCTCTTCAGTCTGAAATGCACCCGATGCGAGAAACGCTGGTCGGGATTCCGGACATGAATTGCGCCGTCTGGGGAAATGCCCTCTACTGCGAAGGCGATGACGGCAGAACGTGGCGCTGGGACGGCACCACATGGGAGCGTTGCGATGATCTCAGGCTACGAGGCGAACCCCCCGGATCCGACGAACACGGGCGATCCGGGGATGTGGAGCGGGATCAATCCGCTGTGGGTACTGGCAATTATCGGGGTTGTCTTGCTTGTCTCCTATATGGCCGAGAGCACGGCCAAACGCCATCAGTGTGAGGAGGAGATCTGTCGCGAGATCGCAGAAAAGGGCCGCCCGCGCGGGTGGTCCGTGGCCGAATTTGGGGCGTGGCTCGACCGCTGCGCCAACCGGAGGTAACTCATGAGCTGCGACACCTGTATCGAGGACCAACCGACCCCGCTCTCCCGCCGCGATATCCTGCGCCGATATGGCCTGAAGGGCGTGGCGATGATCGCCGCTGGCGCGCTTGGTCTGGGCGCGTCTAGGAGCGCGCTGGCCGGATACGTCTACATGGGCCACGTCTACCGAAACTGCCACTGCATCAGCCCCTGCCGGGAGGATTGCGATTATTGCGAGTACTGGCGCAACGAGTACGGACAGGTCCAGTACCGCAACTGCATCTTCGACCGCCACAACGCGCCATGCGGAGGGAACTGCTGATGAGACGCATCCTGATTGCGCTTGCCATTGCCATCGCCGTGATCCTGCCCGGATTCGCCCTGACCGGTGGTCCCACCGCGTTGCGCTCACTGGGACCCCAGTCGGCGGCGGCGGACTCGTGCTGGCTGAGTTCGACCAGTCTCGGCACGTCCGGGAGCTACATCATCGGGCAGGGCGTGATCGAGTGCAGCACCGTTCTCTATCGCACCCTGCGGGTCTTTATCATTCAGGATGGGGTATCGCGGGCATCCGGGACGACGACCGGCACGAACAAGGTGCTCTGGTCGAGTCCCTCGTGCCAGATTCAGTACGCCGGTCCCTACCCGTCCTATATCCGCGTCCAACTGACCAGTTCCTCTGGATTCGTCTGGAACTGGTACGGACCAACCAAGTACCTGCCGAGGTGTTGACATGAAACGATTGCTGCTCGCGATGGCTATCGTCCTCTCGGTGATCGGCATCGGCGCGCTTGGCACGACCACCTCGCTCACTTTGCCGCAGCCCATCGGGGTCGAGCAGGCCAGTGCCGCCTGCACTATCGCTATCGGCGCACCGGCCTGGAATAACGGCGGCTACCGGGGCTTCATGAGCGCCCAAGGCTGCGGCTCGATCACGCTGCAATCCTGCCTCCAGAACACGGTGGGCACGGTCTATGCCTGCGTGACGTGGTCCGGGGTCGGGGCGAACAAGATCGTGGCGTCGGGGGTCGCCAACCTGGCCTACTGTCAACAGCGAACCTGGGGGTGGAGTAGCGTCTACGGGACGTGGGTCTCCGCCTACCGTATCCTCTGCTGAGGACGCGCCATGCCATTCAAGAGCGAGAAGCAGCGCCGGTTTCTGTGGAGTAAACACCCGGAGATCGCCCGCCGCTGGTCCCGGGAGTATGGGTCCACGCCCGAGGACGAGAAGAAAACGGACCGAACGAAAAAGAAGCGGAAGGTCCGGCACCGCCGAACAGCCGGAACAAGTGACAAGGTTTCATAGATGGCTGACAAGAAGAAAACACCCGCCCATCCGATATCGACCCACGATCTCGGTACGCCGAGCGAACCGACGACCATGAGCGACGAGGAGATCGCCAAGGCCGAGGAGGACGAGGCATCGAAGGTCCTGATGTCCGACACCCCGCCCGCCGACGAGGCCGCGATTGCGGAGACGCAGAAGGCGGCCAAGGCCCAGGCCAAATCCGACAAGAAGATCGCCCAGGCCAAGGCCGACCTCAAGGCCGTGGTCGAGTCGGAAGACCCCGACGCCCTTACGATTGACATGGTGGCCGACACCTCGGAGACGGAAGCCCAGCAGCCGTTCGCCTTCGACATCAAACCCGATTTCACCACCATGGACGAGACGGGCATCAAGGAGTATCTGAAACACCTTACCCAGTGGCTGCGGGATCGCGGTGCCACGGTGCGCGGTCCCAAGCTGACCAGTACCGAGGTTGAGGACACGGCGGCGGTCACGGTCACCCGCGAGGGATCGACCACGCCGGGATCGGCCAAGAAGCAGACCACCACAGTCTACGAGGGCTTCTACGAGTGGGAGTACAAGGACAACCCGCCGATCACGATCCGCTGCGTCCACCTGACCGATCTCGATGCCCTCCGCGACACGGCCCATAACGCGGTCGTGCGCCGCTACGAAGTCTGATCATGCCCCGCGACGACTCGCTGGCCTGGGCCACGCTGATCATCGGATCCATCGTGGCCGTTCTCGTGATTCTGCTCGTGACCTAGGAGGAGACATGATTCCTGTTGGCACCGTGGCGGCCGTGATCCTGATCATTCTGGTCTTGGTCATTCTCTTCTGATACGATGCGACTGCACGGCGGTTCGTTGCACCACCGACCGCGCAGCCCAACCCAATCCTGGGGGCGGAGCTGGCTGAATCCGGCTCCGCTTCCCATTGGAGGCGCGATGTACCGCAAGCCCCTCGATTTGGAACATCTGGAGAGATACCTGTATAGTCGAGGCGTGCGCGGCACGACCTTGCGTGTGGTCGCCGGGCTGGAGGAGATTACCGTGGGTCGTGCCCGTACCTCCTATACCATCGACCAGGCCGGGAACGTAACCGGCGAAGGTGAGGAGGCGGAGCGCATCCGCGAGGCGATCCGACAATTCCGTGAGCAGTGAGACCCGCGATCCCGTCGTCATCCTCGGCCTGCCGCCCGCGCTCGCGACCATTCCCCCCGACCCCAGTGGCCCTGACGATCCTGACCGCGTCGCCAAGCGCCAGGCGTGGCACGAGTGGTCCGTGCGTATTCTCCAGTACCGCGTCGACACCTTGCAGCGGGTCCGCGATTACCGCGAGTTCGAGGAGATCGAGCGCCGCAAATGCCAGATGGACAAGCTCTATCTGATGACCGTCTACGGCTACCTCTTCGAACCCCGCGCCCACGGCCGCCGTGGCGGCTACATTCCCTGGATCCCCTTCGAGCGCCAGGCCCAGCTCGTCCGCTTTTACGACTGGGTCAAGACCCAGCAGGATGAGAACGCCGATGCCGTGGTCAGCAAGTCTCGCGACATGGGCGCGTCGTGGACCATTGCCTACTGCATCCTCGCGGACTGGCTCTTCACGCCCAACTTCCAGGCGCTGTGCATGTCGTGGAAGGAGGAGTACGTCGACTCCCGCAAGCCCCGCGCCCTCTTCTGGAAGATGGACCAGGTCCTCAAGTACTTGCCCAGCTTCCTCCGGCCCCGGGGATTTTCCGCCTCCCGCCACCGCATGAAGCTCTTTTTCCACAACCCCGAGAACGGCAACACCATCTCGGGCGAGTCGACCACCAGCAAGTCCGGGCGCGGCGACCGCGCCACCGTGGCCTTCCCCGATGAGGCCGCCCAGATCCCGGGCCTGCTCGATGTCTGGACCGGGTTGACCGATGTGGCCGATCACCGCTTCCTGGTCTCGACCGAGTCGATGGACCAGGGCGACGATTTCTACAACCTGTCGCACGGCATCGACATGGAGTTCCGCCCGGCCTTGTTCACGATGGACTGGTGGGAGAATCCCCTCCACGACGATGACTGGTACGACCGCCAGCAACGCCGCTACGCCGCCGACCCCGATGGCTGGGAGCGCGAGATCATGCGCAACCCGCTCACCACCTCGCAGTACGTCTACCCCACGGCGCGGGAGAAGATGCCGGTCCCCGAACTCCTCTTCTTTCGTGGCAACCCGTTGGAGGTGGGCATCGACCCCGGCTTCGAGGACGCCTTCGCGATGGTCGTGATCCAGCAGAATGTGGCCGATGGCTGGTACGACGTGCTCGGTGGCTACACCAACAACAAGCAGGAGGCCGCCTTCTACGGGCCGATCATCACCGGATCGCTGGTCGATCTCTCCGGCAAGCCGATCATGGGCGATTGGGAGTACACCCCCTACGACGAGGAGATCATCAGTTGGATGGCCGACCTCACCGATGGGGCGAAGAC